AGAGCGCGCACTTGATGAATGTTTCCCCCCTTCGGAACTGTCGAAGATTGTTTTGAATCGTTTATCAGGACTGATGGAACACTAAGCGGTTCTTTCAAAACATTTTCTGCTTGAAATCGAAGCGATTTTTGCACGTCTTCATCTTGGAAGGCTTCACGCACTAAGTTCACCACCAAAGTAGTTCGGGCCTGCACGCCAAGAATCCCATATGCTGGGTCTCCTCGTTTTACAGGCCCAGATGGCTGGTCGTTTTCTCCAAGCGATTGCACTTCGCCCAAAAGTTTATTTTCCCTGAATAAATTGGCCTTGTCCTCGAATTTTTGGGAATATTTTTGCCATTGTCGGTCGGCTTGTTTTACTATCTGATCAAAAGACAACTTTTGAACTTTTTCTAGGGTTGTTTCACCTCGATCGATTTGATTCATTAGGCGACTCACAATTTCATTTGCCTCTCGGGCAACTCTGAGAGTATCGGCCTGCAACAAAAGGCTCCTGTTACTGTCGTCAAAAATAGTTTTTGAATCATCCTGTTGTGCTTCTTGAATCTTTCTCAAAGCGCGGTCGGTCCGCTCTGTACCTCTTTTAGAAGAGCGAATCTCAAAATTGTTAAGGGTGTTCGTCGAACTTGAAAGAGCCTGAAGAAATCCAGACCTAACCTCTTGATATCCTGATTCTTGGTCTTCGTAATCAATTTCTGTGTTCACGTCACCTGTGAGCAACGTGTATTCGTGGGCTTGGGTCGTCGAGTCTGAACCTGAACGCGCAAATTCTTTTTCAACCAAAGTTAAAAGACCGATTAGAGACTTTTCATCCATTTTCATCAACGTTCCCCATCGTCCCTCAGTTAAACCGAAGAGTCTCAAACTCGCTGCGTTTCGTGCCTTTAAGCCGAGCCGATCGTGGTCATTAGCAAGACGATCAGCAACCACAGTTATCGCTTTAAGAGCATCGCGTCGAAGAATGGCTTGTTCGCTTGATTCGCCCGAAATGGCTCGCAGAGTCTCCGCTTCAATCGCTTTCGCTAGTAATTCGCCTGCGCGTTCAAAATCTTCCAAAAATTTGGTCTCTTCTGGCGATAATTTGCCGCCTTTTACTTTGGTTTGATATAGCGCCGTCATGCGATCGACCACGCCATCAGGAAACATTTGTCCGAATAGTTTGCGTGCTGCACGAACCGAAGTTGGATCAGCAAGAGACGAGATTTTGCCGCTCGTATCCTCGACAGGAGGTTTAGGTACGTCGGGTGTCACAGGGGGAACGATCTTCAAATCTTTCTCGCCATCCTTAAGCCGTGCCTCGTGGCGCATCGCCAGCCTGCGAACGGAACCTCCGTTTGCGTAGCCGAGTTCTTTAGCGATATCATCCCACGATTTGCCCTGTTGACGCAGTTCATAGGCCCGTTTATCTTGATCGGGGGTTGAACCAGCACCGCCTTGCGAAACACCAGAAGCATCTACCCATTGATTCCCGCGGAAAGGATGACCGACGAAATCGCCTTTTTCTACGAGTTCATCAAAAACAACGTCAAGCGCCTCGAGCGAAGGAATCATTGTTGTTCCATCGGGTCGTCAAGGTTGTCTGCGATGGCTTTCACTGAACCAGCGTCAAGATATTGGTATCGTGTGAATTCTGGGCCTGCGTCCACGGTTTTGAAGCCTACACTTTCCCAAAATTCTTGTGCGGATTTATTTAAAGGGGTTAAGTACAGGCCCGCCTTTTCGCGGCTGGCAGCGAGAACAGCCTGACCGAAAAGAGTTGAACCGACGCCATCGATCCGACCGAGCGAGCCCGCGCTTCGCATTTGAATATATTTTTCATTCGGTTTGACGACTTCGCTCATCGGATGAAATGAACTTTTCTCCGAGAACGCCGATGAGTCGGTTGGTTTGCCATCCAGAGATAAAGCACCAGCGACACGATCCTTCTCGTCGGTAATCACGACTATCGTTCCCTCGTCGTTTAAGGCTTCTTGGGTTGAGAGAATGCCATCGAGGAGTCTTTGAGAGGTGCGTGTTTTCAGTTCGGCTTCAGCAAGCGAATCCAATTGATCGTTGTAAACGGCCCGTGACTCTCGTGACGGCGACCCGATTTTGATGGTTGCGTTCGCGACAGCGACAATATCCATTTTGTTCATTAAATCTGCCGCGATGCCACGGGCTTTTTGATCTGACAAGATTCGTGATTCGTCTTTAGGTTTTGACGAAGTTTCATATTGCCGTCCCATGTCTCCTGCAGAGCGGGCATCGTATTCTCCTGTCGGGGAAGAAACGTCGCGAAGCGGTTCTTGCGAAATTGGGTCGGCACGAAACGGACCACGCTGACGTTCATATTTTTTGCCAGCCGCAAATCCTCCTTGATGGTCTGAAGCAGTGCCTGCGGGCTTAGTCGAAACGCCTGATGCGTCCACCCATTGGTTCCCGCGAAACGGATGCCCCAAGTAGTCCCCTTTGATCAGCACAGACGGCTCAAAAGCAGCGAGCCACCTGCGATGCTTTGAGACGGGCTGCTCAATTTCGCTCGTGAATCTAACGATCTGATAAGGGATGCCTGCTTTATCTAAGGCTTTCAGCAGACTTGGCGAAGGAGGTTTAACAAGTTTTGGGTCGGGGGCAATGTCTGAGCCACCCGCGCCCACGGAACTGACTTGAAACACGACACGCGCAATATCAGAGACACGAACTCCGCCGTGAATTTGGGCTTCAGGATAATTTAGTTCAAACTTTGAGCCGTCTTTTAAATTTCGGCTAATGGCGAGAGGTTGTGCGCGCGGATTAGTTAAAGGTGTGCTCGGCGCGTGAAGAGACAAAGAATCACCATTCGAGAAAGTTGTTCGCTCTCGCACTTCGGGTTTAAGAATTACCAGAGCGTTTCCGTATTGTAAATTGCCGCGATCATGAGGAGTTCGGATTTCGGTTTCTTCAATCATTCCATAAACGGGACGCAACTCTGGGTTCAGATCAGCAGGATAACCGAATCGTGATGCCTCCTCGCCCTGTCTGGCTTGCGGCAAGTTGTAGCCACCTGATTTACCCGAGACGAACTGTGTCTCAAATTTGCCGTCTTTAAGAATTGATGCTAAAACGCGTGGCGGAACTGTAACGGAAACTTGTGCATTTTTAACCGCCTCGTCGAGTCTGGGTAACGCTTTTTCAATTTCTGCGTTCATCTGAGCGACGGTCTGATCATTAAAACTCGCTCTGACGGCTGGGGTTTCTAGCCAATTGTTTGCAACGGACTTGGCTGCCATTAATAATTCGCCTATCTGCTGGGTAGTTAAACCTCGAGCCAGCAACGGGCCGAATGACAACCTTCCCAGCAATTGGTCAGGAATGCCAACCGATCTGCTCGATGCCCAAACTCGTTCCGTCTGATTCTGTACCTCGAGACGTCCAGTTCTGCCATCGACGGTGCGACCACGACTATAAGATGCGTATTCAAGAACTGGCGGATCGGCCTTGAGCCGTGCTTGTTGAGCCAAATATTCTGGGCTCCCAAATTTGTAATAACTGTTGAGATCGGATTCAAGTTGAGCCATTTCTTCTTCGGTGCGATAACGGAAGCCAGCAGCGACCAAAGCGGCATCGAGCAGAGGTTTTTGCAATTTGTAGTAACCGAGTTCCTCGGGAACGTCGAAGGCTTTTAAACGTGCCGCAAAATCAGGGTTATTTTCGCTTGCAAAAAGCAACAATGATCGACCGTCAGTTGTTCGAGCCAATCTTCGATTCTCTTCTTCTGCGGCCTGCTCTGGAGTCAAACTTTTCAAATATTCGTCACGAATCCTTTTGGCTTCAGGAATCATTTTAGATCGTTCGTCTAGCAGGGCATCCCTTCTGTCGATTAGTGCTTGGGCTTCAGGTGGTACATGCAGCCAGCCTGCGAGAGGACGACCTTCACGGGCAGCGATCACAGGATCAGCAGTTGGGGCGGGCAATCCATTAATGAACCCGCTACCCGCGACTGTCGGCTCCGTGGCAAGAGACGAGCCTGCTTCTCTACGGCTCACGCCCGAAGCATCCATCCATTGATTTCCACGGAAGGGGTGGCCAACATAGTCGCCCTTAATCAGCATCGACGGTGCGAATGCAGACTTCGTGGCGGTAGGTGGCTTGCCCTGCACAATTTCATACGGAATGCCCGCCTTGCCTAACGCTTTTAAAAGTGCGGCTGACGGTTGAACTTCTCGTTGCTCAAAATCTTTGTAAGTCGATGTGTCAATAACAACCCGTTCGATGTCCGAAACCGAGACACCCCCATGAATTTGTGCTTCATAGTAACCCCGCTCCGACGGATCTGCGGCTCGTTTTTGTTTTATTTCGGCCTCAAAACTTGCACTGGTTGGAAAGCGGCTCGCCGAACTTTGAGATGGATTATTGACTGGGACATGAAAGGGATTCAAATTTAATGAGTCGCCGTTTGTGAACGTGGTGCGGTCCCGAACGCTATCTTTCAGCACAAGCGTGACCGTTCCATATTGTTCGTTTCCACGCAGAGACGAAGGCTTGACCCCACCCGTTTCAACCATGCCGTAAATTGGACGAACCGACGGATCTGACCCAATCGGATAACCAAACATTACCGCTTCCCAATTTTCGCGCCAAGTTGGCATATTTGCCCCACCAGAACGACCCGTCTCAAATTGTGTTTTTAATCTTCCTTCACGCAAAATCGCACCTATTTTTTGAGCAGGCACGGTCACTGAGATTTTTGCGTCAGGCGTGACGTCCTCGATTTGTCTAGCCATCTGTGAATCCTCAGTGCCATCAATGTTGTGTCCTTTGAACCTTTGCGGAGGCTCGCTCGAGGCATGAGAAAAAGCAATCTTTTTTGCCACCTCATTTACGTGTTCGATGAGTCTGCCGACCGAACCTTGTGGGTCAGGATCACCATCGGCACGCAACTTTTCAATTAAAGATTTAGCGGATAACCGAGCGAAAGGTTTGATGTCGGGCAAATTGATTCCGTAAGATCTAACACGTTTTTCCAACTCTTGTTTCGCAAAGGTTGCGGCTTGAGGGCCTCGCTGGATTCCTTCGCTCTCAGTGTCTCGGGTCCATGTTGAGTCTTGAGATATACGCGAAGGATCGGCCAGAGCCTTGAGATCTATTCTGTCGGAACTACTGGCTGCACCATGCAGTTCAAGAAAAGCGGCTGGCGGTTCTTCCCCATTAATCCAAGTATGAAGTTTGCCTGACGCGTCGCGCCAGACCGTCGGACCGATACCCGCATTAATTGCATATTGTTCACCAGTCATCTCAGTCGGGTAGGCAAATTCTTCCTCGCGTATTAAACGTCCATCCTCGTTTCGACTTAAAGATTCGAACGGGTATTTTTCAAACCTTGCTTTTTCTGCCTCTTCTCCCGAAACTTCTTCGAAGCCGAGCGCGAGGGCATAATCGGCGCCCACCTGTTTGTAGATTTCGTAAAAAAGTATTTTGGTGGCAAAATCTGCGACGATAAAACGAGGGTCGTCTGCGACCTTGCCCTGTTCATCATACGGCACGCCTTCTAAAAGATTTTTAATGATTTCAGTGGCTTGAAAATGGGCTTGCAGAGCGCTCTTAACGCCAGCGGAAAATGATTCAGGTTGCAACAAGGCAAGCGGTCTTCTCGTGCGTCGCGCCTCCTCTACAGTCGCCACACCCCGCAAATCGACCTGATCACCACCCGTCGCCGATCCACTTGCCCGACCTCGAGACACCCCTGACGCATCCGTCCATTGGTTACCTCGGAACGGGTGGCCGACATAATCCCCTTTGATCAGCACAGACGGAACAAATTTTAGAATGCGTTCGTCGTCCTTGACGCGCATTATAGTGTCCACGTGCACTGCCGAAGACGACGGTTGTTGTTTCTCGAGATCGGCTTCTGATGCGTAGATGGCCCTAATTTGTTTTTCGGCGTCTGCGCGAGTCGCGTGACACGCAATCTTCTTCCCTGTTGAACTTAGGACGACCGCGAATGGTTTGTCGGGGGAACACGAAATGAGGCGCTTGATGCTGTACGGCACGAGCGCAGTTTAGTCGATGATTTCTGTCCAGTAGCCGTGAGAGATCAGCACATCGATGTTCTGGACATCCAACCGCGCACCATCTTCACTCTTGATGTAACCGTGAAAGATTTTCTCGCCATACTGATTTAAATGAAATCCTGTGCAAAACAAGCGGTCGCCGTCTCTTGTTGCGATCAATGTGTCAGCCATACACCTTCATCCTAGTAGCCGAGTTCCTCTCGTTGTGCTTCAACGAAATCAATGACGTCCTCGATCGGTTGAACGACCAAAACGGCCCGACAGCGACAGTTTGGGTGTGCTGGGGGCATCACCACCCCGACCTCCGCAAACTCGGCCCACAGGGGCGCACGGACGCCGTTCATTGGCTCGCATATCGGGCACACATCTGTTTTAGAGGAGACGAACTCGGGAGCGGTTCTCCACTCTTTGACTGCGGTTGACGGGTCGATGACGCCGATTTCGGCTAATTGTTGCCAGTGAATGTAGCGTCCTTGATTTTGGGCGGTCGCTACTTCGGTTCGCGCAATGTTTGAGGCACGACTTTTAATGAGTCGTTGCGCATAGTTGTCCGCAACTTGTTGGGCCATAATTTCGGCTTCATCGGGGTCAATTCCTGCCTCGATTAAGTTTTCGAGGGTCCGCTCGTAGGAGTTGTCGACGGCGTTTTGCCAGCGTTCGTGAAGACCGACGTTTCTCGCGATTTCGTTTCGGGCTTCGCGCATCGAGATTTCGCCGTCAAGGACACGCATGGTCACATTGGATACTTTTGACCGAACCTCGTCAGTGATGTTCGAAATTAATTCACCAGCCCTGTTGCGAGCCCACTGGAAGGCGCGTTCGTCGGTGACGTCAAAGCGGTAGCCGATGAGGTTGCGTTGCGCGTACTCTGACGCTTGAGCGCGACCTGCACGCAGAATTTCTTCGGTCATCGCGTTGACGAGCGGTCGGATGTCAATGTCGCGGAAGGTTTGGTCAAGGGCTTGCACTGCGGATGTGACCGACCTTCGGATTGCTTCGTCTACTTCCGTTGCCGCAATTGACAGCCTGAGCCGTCGGATGGCTTCCAGCAGATTGCGGGCGAAGATCACCTCGAGATCGTCGCCGAAAGGGCCATCCCTAAAATCTTGTTTTGAGACCTTGTTTCGACGTTTCGCTTTAAAAGCCCGTGGCATCGTTATCGACTTCCACGTCTTCCACGGGAGTTTTAGGTTTCGAAGCGGATGGTTGGGGTTCCTCTGCGGGTTCTTCAACGACCTCGGGTGTTGTTGGGGGTTGAGGAGGCGGTATAGGGGCGCCTTGTTGTGCAGCGATGTTGTTCGGCATGGCTGGCACTCCTTCAGCAGACTCCATGTCCCGTTCGGGCAGTCCAGCGATGAGACGCAAATATTCGTCGAGGCCTTGATCTATCTGCAAAGCACCCGAGGCGCCAGCCTTCGAGATGAACTCTGCGAGGAGAGCAAGGTCGACGTGCGTGATTTCGCCGAACGTAATCTCTGGCAAGCGTGATGTGTCCATCCCGTTGAGGCGAAGAAGGCGTGGGATGCCGTGTTGGTTGAAGGTTTCAGCAATGGTCTCGGCGATTTGTCCGATTGCCGTTGTGAACAAGTCGATTTTTGAGGCGCCGAGCGCAAAGGAGCCCACGTTTTCGTGACCGAGCAGAATGAAGTCCGCGAGGACGGTCATCGAAATTCTTTGGTCGTAGCGCGAAATAATTTGGTCGGTGTTGAATTGTCGATTACCACCTGCGTTTATTAATGCAAGCCGATACATTTCGCGACCTTCGGAATCGTATGCAAGCGGGAACAATACGCCTTCGTTCTCGTTGCGTTTAATTCCGCGCACTAACTTTTCGAGTGCGGTGCGTGCGTTAACTTCAGCAGCGGTCGCCGTCGAGGACAGCATTGATGGCGGAACGTAAACGACTGGCATACCCGCGAGGTCGCGCTCCATGCCGATGGCCTCAATTTCTTCGATTGTTTTTTTGAAGCGCCATGAGCGGTACGCGTTGCGAAGAATGCTTCGCCCTTCAGGGTTGTTGCGGGCGCTCGATGCGCGGAACAGCAGAGCCTTTTCAATCGGGATGGCAACAAGCGGTCCGACGGAGGGGTCTGACTGTTGCAAGCCTTGAATACCGCCTTTAGGGTCAAGTAGCCATTCCCAAGTAGTTTCTTGGGCGCGTAGCGCGATTTTGCGCCACCCAATTTTGCCATCCTTGAACTGAGACCGTTTGGTCGGATCTTTCTCGTCTGGGCCGACACGGCGCTTGTAGACGATTTCGCAGTACGCGTAACCATAAGTTAGAAAGGTCAGAATATTGGAGAGGGTTGACTCCCACGAGTCTGACATGTCGTAAAGGCATGATTCGACGAATTCGGCGACTTCTTTGTCGGCGTCCGTCGGATCAGCATCCTTATCTTTGTACGGCTCTACGCGCCAGTCAATCTGAATGATGAGTCGCTCAATGGCGTACAACATGGCGCCGATAACAGGATCGTTGTCGGCCATCTCTCGGTAAATTTTTGCGCCACGTTGCCCATTGAGGTCGTTTATGAATTCGTCGGTTATGAACCCTGCGGTGCGTTGTAAGCCCGAGGAGCCGAGTTCTCTAAAATCGAAGCCGTCGTTGTCAGCCATGAGAGAGAACCTCGATCGATTTAATGCACGAAATCGGGATGGCTGACGCCGAGTTGTATTCATCTTCAGAGAGATTGTCGTTAAATCGAATTACGTCCATCGCGAGCACCAAAAATTCTTCTTTGACGCAAACAAAATAACCGAGGCTTTGAACGGTGCAATTGATGTCGGCAGATTGCACGTAGTCGTAAGTGACCCAACCCTCAAGGGACAGCGTGTGGGCGTCAACCCAGTGGATCAGCACCTTGTCGAGAAGGCTTAGGCTACCGATTTGTTGTTCGACGCCAGTCTTTGCCACGTCAACAGTTTCCTCAGGCATAGGCGGTTCGCTCCATCAACGTCGCGCAGAGTTGAATTGCTTGTTCTTCCGTGAAACCGACCGAG